TCTCCTGCTGGTATCCATCTAACACTTTTTCGATGGAGATAGCTGCAAGTTCCTCACCTGCCGCTAATCCAACCGCGTCGTACTTTCGCAGATATTTAATTGTGCGCCACAGTGGGAGGAGCGTCTTGTAATCCAGAGTTTGTAGATATGATGCTGTGGGAAATGATATGCCAGTCTCAAACAGATCTTTTGCCCAGTAATCGGCACGATGCAGTTTCAGAGTGGCACTCTTCACCGCTAATGCAGTCTCCGCTACCAGATCAGCCCGATTGGTCTGAACGTATACGTTGGCTACAGTATCAGTGAAGAGGCTCATGATTCAAGTCCTAGGAATTACTTCTACTTCTTAGCGGGTGCAGCAACAAATGCAGGAGTGCCTGCATTGGAATTAGCTGCCGCCTCCAAAATGGTATCGCTATTTGCTATACCTCCAACTTTGATTCCAGCTCGCCCTTCAAACGTGGAACCGCGGTCATTGGTTTTGAGAGTCGCAGCTGTTTGTTGCGCCAAGTAATCTTTGATGATTTGATCCCGCAGTCTTGCCATTGGATCAGTCTGTGATACATCAACAATACGCTGAGCCGAATCAATCTTGATGTGCGGATGATTCAATGCAACTTCCGCATCCAACTCGGCAATCTCATACTCCATATCGGTAAGATATTGTCCGTTGATGAATGCAGCTTCTTTACCGTTCTTGAAAAAATACTTGAAACTGCTTGGAGTTCCAAGATACTTGTGTTTCATTTTTGACGTAGGTGCGGTGGTAGAATCCATGATGTTATGTTCCTTGTGGGAGTGGTAATGGACGTTTTTAAACAGAACGTCCAAACTGTATTCGCGTGTTGCGTTAACCCGTTGCGCCAGCGGTCAGATTGGTGATGACTGCATTTGCGGGGGGATTCTTAACCACGCACGTCATTTCCGTGGTAAGAGTTCCACCAACTGCATCAATACCGTTATCGTTGGCGTCCTGATCCGCATTGAACTCTTTGTTCTGAGTCTTGCGATCGCCAAGATATGCAACATTGAACGTGGAGAGATCCACTGCAATTGCGTACTTGCTCCACACCGTATTGGAATTGAACAGGGGATGTTCAATCATACGGAACGTACCACGACTGGTTTTGAACGTGCTGAACTGCAAGCCGTAGGAGGTCTGACCATCGGTGATGAAGTACGTGCCGTTGAGACGTCCGATGGCAGTAAGCACACGTTTGGCTGCACCACCAACAAACAGCACACGCTCATTAGCAACTTTCGGATCGGTAGCTTGATTAAACACCGGATCGAGAGCAGCTTCGAGTTGCGTGTAGTTGGTAGTAGCACCAGCCGCAGTGATGTTGGTAGTGAGATATACTGCAGGATAGTAACTCAAGTTTCCTACAATATTCACCAAACCATCCATCGTACGGAATGGCTGGCTGTTGCGAGTGCCTTGCGACTTCTGACCAAAGAACAATGCTTTCTCCATGTCCGCAGCGTGGAATGCTGCGCAGTCTTGTCTTGACTCCGCAACATTCGTTTCACCTGCAATCATGAGAGTTGCACGAACCGTATCACTGATCGCCCACGTGTTGCGGAAGATTTGAGTGAGGTTCGTAACTCGCACCGGGTTGATAATCAGCGCATTCGGACGCAGTGATGCTTCCTCATACGCATTACCAACTTGGTTGAGTTGATCAGCACTGGTCATGGCAGCAGCAGCCACAGTGCCAACCGCACGACTCACATTAACTTGAGTCGGAGAAATCACCGAATTGATGATGATGTTCTCACCGCTAACCGATTCTTGGAGAATCATGCCAGGAAGTACATTGGCAGTGGAAAGTACCGTGAGAGTGGTATCACCAGCAACTTGACCACCAGCTCCCACAATCATCTGCGGGAACAGCATGGTCTTGGTGAAGAATCCATGCTCAGTAGCAACTGCAGTTTCCGTGTTAAGCATGGAAGTCATGGCGAACAGTGGTGCAGCACCATTCGGCATGAGACGAGTAATCATTCCCGCAAACGACTTCTTGGGAAGATCTTGTGTCAATACTGCACTAGTGAAAATTCCTTGTGACATGATGTATGTCTCCTTGATGGGTTAGTGGAGGTGAGGGGCGATTAACCCATCGTCAATGCGTCAATACGGTAGGTGGGGGCGAAAGTAACTGCTCCACCAACAACCGTACCAGTCGCATTCACGGACACGTTGCAACCAGTTCCAGGTTGGATACTCGTAACCACGGACGATGCGCCAACAGAAGTTCCAGTTACAAGCTGACCAACGCTGATAGCGGAGGTTTGCGCAAGACTCATACCGGTGATGATTTTGGTACCGGTAGTGAAGTTGACAGCGCAAGTCGTAGCAGGAGTCGTATTCGTAAGCGTCACGAGATACTCTTTCCAACCACTAGCTGCAAGCGTTGTAGCAGGCACTGTTCCGAGAGTACATCCAGTTCCGCCTGCCAACGTCATTGCTTGCGCAACAGTGTTAATATGGCGGAACTTGAACGTATCACCAGGACTCGGAGCATCAGGACCGTTGGTGAGAGCTGTTATCAGGTCAGTAGCAGTAGCAGTGGTATCAGTATAACCACCGACCGGACCAGTGCGGACACAGTATCCGGATGCGAGAATGGCAGCTGTAATCGTACCAGCGCCAGCGGTAGTGAGTGCTGAATTAGCAAGAGTTTCCCCGCCACTCATCACGTCACCAGGCAGCATCTTGCGTTGAAAGCCACCTTGATAGACTACAGGTTTTGCGAGCATTATGAGTCTCCAAAAGATTGACGCTGTAATTAGACTGTTAGATCATTTTAAAAACGCTTCCCAGTCCTCGGTACTTGCTGCTGCTCCACCAGATTTGCTGCCCGTAACCTCCAATTTGGTTGCGGCTTGGTTGAACGCTGCTAAGTATTGTATTGCCATTCCACGCAATTCACTCTCACTAGCATTCGGATGTTTAAGTGTGAGTTGTTGTTGAACTGCGAAGATCAGAGGTTGTGCTGCAGGGTGGGAAAAAGCTGGGTTTTCTTCTAACAATGAATTACGGAGACCGTGGGACTTGATGATTCCAGGAACCTCAGCACGCATTTTGCCTTCTGCCTTGAGAAGTCCTGATTCTGCTATCTTTGATGCTGCAAATGCTGAACGAGCGTAAATGTCCTGGGAGACATTTTGCAATACAGTTGCAAATGCTTTAACTGCCTCAGGTCCACCTTTTGCTACTGATGCCAGTTGTTCCTGAGTAACGCTTGTGAGAAAGTTTTGGGAGCCAGCAGCCTTTGTTAGTGCTTCCATATTTACATTAAAATATGGATCATTCGGTTTCGCTATGGCATCAGGATCATTTTCCCATAACTTAGAAAATTCGTCCAACGGGTTTTTGGGAGCATCTGCTGCTCCGGCAGGCACAGCACCGTTGGGAGCAGTACCACTGCCAAATGCAGTACCACCATTATCAAGACCAGTAGGAGGAATATTACCTGGTGATCCCATATTGGTAGTTGGGGGTTGCGCACCAGCAGGTGCGGCGGGAGAGATTGCTTGTTTAAATATGTCCATGATACCCATGATTTGTTACTCCTGTGATTGTGCTGCAGTTTTGGATTGTGCGAGGGAAAGTTGAAATGCTTCATCGGACTCATCTAGGAGTAATTGTAATGCTCCTATCTTACCATCCAACAATGCAATCTGAATGCCGAATTCCATGGGATTCCGGTTATCAAATTCCATGCCTAATTTCTGGTGTGCATATCCAGAAATGTGGTTACGAATCACCGCTTGTTGTAGTGGTGAAAGTATGAGTCCTGCACTGAGTTCTTCCGCAGCGAGGTCATACGACGTGAATGCGTTGGTTAGGATTTTCATGGTGATTCTATTGGTGCCTGAGTTGGTGCTGCTGGTTGACCTTGCTTGGACGGAGGTGCTCCAGGGATATAATTATATTGCTGTGGGAGTGGTTGGGGTGGAAATTGATTAGGTTGTACTTGTGGATTAATCTTAACCATTTGTATGCAAACTTGCTGCCACTGCGCAACCGCGCCTTCATATGCAATCTGAGGTTGTGATTTCTCAAACTCAGTTATATGCGCTCCCTGAGTTTTCATTAAGTAGCTAAACATCGGACCAATGTTGTACTGTCCGTTAATCTCAGGAGAAGAACCAATGACTTGGAGTGCCATTTGCATTGCATCAGCACTGATAAGTTTATCAGAGGGGAGGAGTCCATCACTCATCTTGAATGCAAGGGTAGCTGTACGTAAAGCGTTTGGATCAATTGTTATTGAAGAATTTTTGACGCGATTGTATACATCCCCAGCCAACTGGTATTGCATAATGTCAAGTTTGATGATCTCTTTCATGGGAGTGAATACTTGCGATTCAGCAAGTATAGCAATCATTTGATCACGACCTGAGGCATGCTCCATTATATCTTGGTACTCATGCCGTGTCTTATTTCCTTTTACAAATTGTCCTTGCTGCGCTTGATTGCGTCCAGCAATGACATTTGCAAATGACTGGAGTTGGACAATCTCTTGCATGATGATAGGAGATTGATCGTCTTTGAATGGGATTGAGTAGTAGGCTTCGTTGAGAGGTTTTCCATACGCCGCTGGTCGCACAGGAATTTTAGCGCTTGGATTGTCGCTGTTGATATTTGCTTCGGTGATTCTGGATGGGTCATAGATACCTCGATCACTGATAGCACGACGCCGCGCCGCAATGGAAGCTGCCATCAATGCGGTAGATACTTCTTGGATTGGCTTAACGTTTTGTGCTAACGATTTAGTTTGGTATTGGAGTCCATCCTCAAGAGGTTGAAAAAAGAGGACGGGAAGGAAACCGTGAGCATTAGTCTGACGTTCAGCATAGATGATCACAGAATGATTCACTATAACAAACTTCCAAATCTGCGGAGTATTGGCACCCGGAACTCGTAATTTGAAATCACTAGGAATTATTTTCCCGTATAGAGTAGTGACTTCGTACATGTTCTTGTATGCAATCTTAATACCATCGGGCCCTTCAAGTGCTAATCCTGCCCATGCCATCCAATTGGTAGATGCACGAGGATTGCGATTGAGAATGGCTTGAGGATTGATTTGAGGAATATAATAAGACTCTATCCCTCCAGGATTGCCCGTAGCTCCAGCACCCAAACCAGATTCAAACGCCTCTTTGATATTATCTACCATCTTATCCGGAAGCTCTTGAATGAACTGTTTGAGAGCAATGCGACTCATCAGTTCTGTCTTACCGACAAATTCACCTTGCTTGTAGATTTCCGCGGGAGCACAACGGGAATCAAAGAATGAGTTATATGGATCCCACCGTTCAACAACATTACCTTCCCACACCGTTTCTTTTGGTTTACCTTGTGTGGCTGAGAATGTAATGTTAGTTTCTAGGACTGGAGTTGTTTGGCGTTTCCACGCTACCTCCACAATTCCGAGATTGTACTTGAATCCATCACGAAAGAACATCATTAAGTGCCGATTCCAACCGCCGCGAATAGCATTGGCATCAATGATTGATTCTATCTGCATTGCCGCATCTTCATATTCAGGAGATGCAACACATCCAAAAAGCGGCACACCTTGTAAGAATACAGCTGATTGGTATGTTACAGCTTGTTCTACTTGTGGCATCACCACCGGTACTACGATATCTTGGTATTTAGTTGGATCGCCATAGCGATTGTATGCTTTAGCGCGCTGATGTTCCACTGTAAAATCATTCTCACGAATGTACGCAAGATCAACGGCTCTCATATTCTCCCGAATGTTCCACGATGTATTGAGCATCGTGTAGCACTCACGCGAAAACATCAATATGCCTTGCTGGGCATTTTTAGGGAGAATGAATGGCGTGTTGGATTGAGACATGGTTATGCTACTCCGGAGGAAGCAAGATTTGTTGCGGTGGGCTTGGTGAGTCCAGATGCTGCTGATACTGGATCAGCGAGAGCTTTGAAATCCATCATTGCTTTAGCGTGTACGAGACTGAGGAGAGCATCAGTTTGAGGGTCAATACTAGTATCAGTAATATCTGCTATTTGTGCTAGTTTAACAGCAATAGGAGATGCGGATTTTGAAACCGCGCCGAGGGCTTCCAGGACTGACTTGATTGTTTCTGGGGGAGTTGCATTCTTAGTAGATGCCATGATTTAATGCTCCTCGCCGAATACGGCAGTGGCTTCAGTACCGATGGTACCAATGAATTCTTTGATGTGATCCAGGACAGTACGTTCAGGTGTAGGTGCAGGTTCGGTGGGTGGAGGCGTAGCCACTGCTACTACTGTGGATTGTGTGGCACTGCGAAGGAGAGCGCGGAAATCCTCATTCCTGGGATCAGTTGCCGCGGCTTCATGCTGGCGTTTGATTTGAGTACTGTATCCAGGAGTTCCACCTCCATTGTACGCATCATCAAAAGATACCTTATGAATGCGCGCCAAACGAAGATTAGCTTTGTACGCTGCTGCATACTTGGCTGCTTGCTCACTAAATCCAGCAGCTTTAAGTTTATTAAAAAGTCCTCGAGCAGCTGGATCGTTGATATTGTATAAATCAACACCAGCATCATCTCGACCTTCTTGGAGATATCTTCCACCTAGAGTAGTCACTGCTTCTGGGGGCAATTCACCAGCGTCAACTGCGAATTGCGCAGCACGTGCAAGTTCCACAACCTTCGCCGCATCAAAGTGAAGCGGTAATGATTCTTCTGCACGATATGCTTTAATTCGATCAGTCACTTACATCTCCCTCAGAATGCAGCACTCACACTAGCTGGTAATACCTCAATCACCGAGAATCCCTGATCCTCAATAACTCCGCGACTCACAATGTATGATCCATACAACTCTACCACTTTTGGCATGTATGCCATGAGATCCAGTATATCATCCACGTTATCTCTCCGGAGTGGATTCCACTGAGTAATTTGCAAATGAGCGGTTGCTACAATGTCTGGATGCACCCAAATCTCACCCGTTTGATATGTCTTGTACATTGCTAGGATTCGTGAGTTCTTAGAATATCCACCTGGATACACCTCAACCGCTTCGATTCCTAGTATTCCCATCTGCTGACACACAAATTGAAACCAGTATGCGAGAGTTGATTGATACGCCACACTCTCAATGGCTATAAGCCAACACTGGTGTTTAAGTGCGAGTTCTAACGCTTTTCGTATGGTTGCTCCAGGTGATAGTCTATCATTAACTAGTTCCATCAGTACTGGGTATCCATTGTGAATCTCGCAATACCCGATTGCAACGGCATCACTATTTACCTTACCTGAGGATGGATCAATAATAATGAATGAACCTGCTGGAATATCATCTTGTTTGTATGGGTAAGCGGGAAGTTTAGAAAAATCTACTAAATTATTTGACGATGCGGTTTCATCGTTGAGTACTTCAGCGAAAAATATTTCGGGACGTCCCATCGCTAGATCAGACTCAAATTCATTCATCAGTTGAGTAAGCGGCTGAAGTTCCTCCCACAGTGAGGTGCCATCACTCAGTATTCCTCCAGCAATGAATTTAGTCCACGTGGCATTAGTTTTGAGTTTGCGAAGAATGGAATATTTTGTGGGGTACATATTCGCAATGAATATGAATAAACATCCGTGTGGAGATTTAGCTTTCATAGCCGTACCAATCATCCACTTTTCCAGGTTATCTGATTGTATATCCGAATCGGCTTGTTCACGAGTCTGAATATCCTCAAATACCATTACATCTGGGCGCTCATTCTTAATGTTGAGACCGCGAAGAGAGGTTCCTGCTCCTATTCCTGCTAGTATGATGTTTCGTCCACGGAATCCAAACTTCTTAACTGCTTGAGTGTCCTTTTCGATTCCTAGTTTCCAGTCACCAAATGTTTTCTTAATATTTGGCTCCTCTAACATATCCACTATATCTGAGAGGATATTCTCCGCGAGAGTAGCCGTAGAAGATGTGACCAGTATAAACCGTTTGGAGGTGAACAGAATGCAGTAGAGGATGAAAATCTTAATGAGTGTGGTTTTACCAAATCCACGAGGTAATCCGAGAGCGAGCTGCGAGAAATCACGAGTTTTGGTAACGTAAGATAGAAGCCACTGCCAAACATTCTGAAATACGTCAGGAAAAAAATATTTGAACACCGTTGGCATAGCAATAGCTGCGAGGAAATCGAGACTGTTACGAGCCATTTCATTGACTTGATCCGCCTTAAATACCGCCTCCGTGATGTGAGAGGACGCAATCTGGCGCTGGTAATCTTCCTCATTAAGAGCCGTAGCCTGGAGCTCCTCGATCTTAGCGTCAATTTCTCGCTGTTTAGCTCGTGCTTGTTGTATCTCCTCAGTTTCGAATCCGAGGTTACGCATGAGTACATCGCCATGCTCACTCAATGGAATCTCCGGACCGCGCCACAATTTCCACCAGTGATACGCGTTGGGAAAGCTGGGATTGAATGGATGCGAGTACCGCCATTGCTCGCGCACGATCCAATGCCAAGAATGCTGCACGCTTGGCAGCAATCTCGGTAGGCGCACCTAAATCTAGTGCAGCATCAGGAAGTGGGGGCGGGTTCATGTCCATTATGATTCTCTAGTGTACGAACGTCTATTCGTTCTTTAACTTTATCCAGCAATGTACCAGATTGGATCGTAATTAAATCTCTCTCTCCAATTCGCACTACTTGATTGTTGATGTTTTTAGTGAAATGGTTGATGATTTGAGTAGGCATTACAAGTTGTAATACTGCTGCTTGCTGGTGGAGCATCTCAGGAGCCGAGACTCCACGACGTTTCGCGGCATTAATTACCGCAATAGCTTTGAGTACCTCCATCGGTCGGTGCATCATTGGGAGACAATCGCGGAGTCGTTCAATGAGTGTATCTTCCAGTGAGTCATACTCATTATCACGCGCGTTGTGTTTATGCAGTGTTTCGAATCGCAGTGCTGACACCTGCGCCGCAAACTCCGCATCGCTCAATAGCTGGGAAATACGACTCAATTCTACTCCGAGGGCTGCAGCGACCTGTGTTGGGTTGACATTAGCACCGAGGAGTGCAAGGGCGCGCTCAGTAGTACTAGTTGTGGTCGAAGTGTTCATGGAGTTGCAATGTTCCGCGAGGTGATACTTGTATTGTACGTTGAGAGCTAAATATCATGTGTGAGGTATTAGACGATTTGAAAAAGTTTAGGAAAGTTTTCATGGTGTCTTAGGACTGGCGCATCGACGGATGGTAAAAAGGGTCATACCCCCGGCTAAATTTTGTGTTATCGCGTTAGCGCATCGTAGGTTTACATCGTTGTTGTTCCTCTCACTGTTGCATTTGCTTTACGGGGTTGCCTCTAGCGTAGGTGTTGCAGTTGCTACGGTTTTCAGGCGCAGCCTCACTTGTACTGGTGTTGCATCTAACATTCCTGCAGTTGTATTTGACTGTAGCGCGGTAGCGCGTACTAGGTGTTGCGTATACTTACACTCACACTATTGCTGCGTAATGCGTAGCATTCTAGCTGTAATTCTCACTAGGTTCACCGCTCTAACCGCGAAGCGGTATCGTATGCAGTGTTGTAGGTGTTGTATTTCCTGATTCTAACGATGTTCTATTGAGCATTTAATGAGATACTTGTATCGAATGCTGTAAAATGCAAGCATAGCACTCCATAATTTAGTACGCACTGTTAGATTGTAAGTGTAGGTGTTGCAGTTCCAATGGTTTTAACGGTTCTCACGTAAAGCTTTATGAGCGAATGCGAATGCAGTTGAGTAGGTTTTGTTGTTCCAATGGTTTTAACGTTTCTCTGTTAAAGCTGTTGATTTTGATTTTTCGTAGGTTTTGTTGTTTCTCTGCGAGCGCAGCGAGCACAAATTTTTTCGCCCAAATGCGAATGAGAATGATTCCCATTACTATCGGATGAACGGTAGTTACAGGGGGTTGACAATACAGGATAATGAGGTTCGCACGCAGTCCGGGTGCGGATAGCAGGATCACCTACTAGGAGAGTGTACCATGTCACAAATCAGTTCCACTCATAACATCGTTCTGGCGTCGAGCGTCAAGGGCGCATTCGAGGGTCAGCGTTTGGTGCCGGTTCATTACAAGGCTGGGAAAGACAAGGATGGAAAGACGGTGGCAAAGCGATTCGAGAACCATTGCGCCAGTATCCCGCAGGTCGGCACGATCACCGAGGCTCAAATGATGGCGCTGCGCCCGTACATCATTTCTCAGTTGTTAGAAGTAGCGCAGAATGCCATCGTCAAGGATCAGTTCGAAGCGGGTGCGCGTAGCGTGAGTGATGCGGAATTGAGCGTTGATTCCTGCATCGCCAAGCTCGGAGAGGTTTCTACGTGGACGGATGAGCAAATGGTGGAGTGGTACACCGATACCATTGCGCCTAGTCTAGTCGCGGCGCTGGCTGCGAAGTTCGGGATCGGTGCTAATCCGACACCGCCGCAGGTCGCCAAACTGGAACAATTCAACGCTCAATATCAGGCGCTGATTGTCAGTATGAATGGCGGCAAGCCGAATTTCGCGCCTGCCGTATGTGACCAGCTGCTGAAGGTGTTCGCGTTCGGTGGGGACGATGGGAAAGCGAAGGCACTGACAGCGCGGGTGCAGAAGATGAGCGATGCTCATAAGCTGCAAGCGGCAATGGTTGAGGAAGGTGCGCTATGACAAAGGCGAACGCGCCAGTAAACACCAGCTGCTAGCACTGCACAAGCAAGGGCTGCGCCAGCAATGGCGCGGCTTTTGTGCGTCCAGTGCGTAAATGCGAATGCGTCTCATTCAATGTGAGTGCTCACTAGTAGTGAGTGCTCACTCACGCTGCTCCCAATAGATTTTCCGTAATATAATCTGTCATCAACAGTACATCAATGAGGTGAGGTGCAATCATGGAAAAGAAATGGTATGTTATTCAGCTGGAAGAATTAGGTGCGTGTAAAGAGGCAATAAACTGGGCTGCTACACAGCCCGATGCACAAACAGCGTGGAATAACTGCGCACGCTCGGATTGGATGCATTGGCTTATTAAAACGGTATTGTGGAAAAAGTATACTGCTATTGCTAAGTATGCTGCTAATACTGATGCTGCATATGCTGCGTATGCTGATGCTAAATATGCTACGTATGCATATGTTGATGCTGATGCTGCGTATGCTGCTGATGCTGATGCTGCGTATGCTACTGCGTATGCTGATGCTGTAAGGAAAAAGCAAACATCCGTCTTGCGGGTTGAATATCCACTGTGCCCGTTGTTCTGGAAATGGTCCAACCCCACAACACAATAACCATAAACGAAAGGATAAGGTAAATAACCATGTGTAACCGTGATGGATTGAAACAAGATGAGGGAAGTGCGTACTATGTTGTTAAAATGGTACAGCACAATCGACTGATCGACTCATTTGGTAATCCGGTACGGATGCCAATTGAAATACAGCGACAGATTATTCTAGTGCCGTATCGTGTACGACTTTCGCATATCTGGGAAATCGGCAGTAACGGCGCAGTACCGGAGGAATGCAGAAACATTGAATGTACGGTATGCAACGCAGAGTTTCCAAACCGTGTAACCACAACAATCGAAGAAAGGACGCAAGCATGAAAACGCAGCTAACACTCTTACGTGCTGCCGATATTGCAGCGTTGATTCTAGAACAATCGGCGGATGATATAGAGGAAATTCCGTGTGATTCCAGCGATTACGAGTGCCTTAGTATAGAGGACGCAGAACTGGAAGAAACTGGTAATGAGCCATGCTTAGAGTTTAACGGTGTTCCACGTATGGTAGATTGGTTTTCAGATTCGGAGGATAGCAGATACGAAAATAATTAATTGATGGTAACGAGAATAGCGGGATAACAGGATAAGAGTCTATTGTCCCGCTATCCCGCTATCCCGTTAACCCTCCCCCTGTCATTCCGGGGTACCTCGACAGTCTGTACGGTAGTATCATCGACTGTATATGAGATGTTAGTTATAGGGGTAGGTATATATTATAAAATTTTAAAGGGGGCCGAAACTATACCCTCCCCATAGAAAGGGGTATTGCTGCATTCAGGTGTATGCACACTATGAGTTATAGTGTGCATACACAAGATAGCAGATTAGCACAACCGGGTTGACCCCCCGGAAGGGATAGGGTAAAGTGGACGGGATAGCGGGATAACAGGACAATAGACTGTTGACCTGCTGACCCAATTAGTTGTTAAATGTAATTAACACAATCGAAAGGAAATATCAATCATGATTGAAAAGCAAACTGATTTGGAATACGATATGGAAGTTACACAACTACGATCACGTCGTTATTGTATACATCCCTCTGGACAATACGGAACTTGTGGTTATTATCCGTATCCATGGAGTGCAATATTTATCCACGCTTCCTCATTGGATGATGCTATTAAAAAAGCAATGCCAATGATTAAACGTCAACAGCAGAGAAAATAAGGTGCAATCATGGCAACTAAAAAATATAGACCATATCTCAGCATTGCTGAGATGACATTGATATGCGCCGCAGTTGACGCATATAACACAAGTGATGCAGTGAATCCATCACTCAAACAAGAATTACTAGCATCCCTTCGACTGTATCTGCTGAAATTGCAATATGGATACAATTCCCCTGCGCTCATCACTAATCCAATAGAGGATAGACTCGGATTCTCAGAGGATCTCAGTGATGAGCAAGTTAATCAACTAATGGAGGATGCTGCTAAGAAAAATCGCGCCGCTTGACACGCCTTGAGCAATATGCTACACTCGTAATTCCATCGCAACTGCATTACATTTAGGAGCCTATAAATACCATGCGTATAACTTGCGCGTACTCTGGATTAGAACTCCAGGTTACTCATTTTCCTGCATCTCTCTCTAATCGAGAGGCGATGCACCCAATATTTCTAATCAAACAGAAATCATTGCTTCAGTATCTCCGTAAATGGAGTGCAGGAGAATTAACAGAAAAAGATTCATATTTGCTGTATCTTGCATTGATGCATTCTACTGATCAAATGGAATTCAGAGTACCTGCTCGTTTCACTGAACACACAACTTCCATTGTGTCACAAAATATGGAGCATCTAGCGCGAGTTATAGGGTACTCCAATATCATTGTTCATCCTCATTTCTCAATGCCGTGCATTGCTATTACTCGTGACAATGCTGATCTTGCAAACTCTCGCATTTGGATACAAGATTGGATGCAATGTATCATTGATTTTCAAGATGGAAATGTAGCAGCTAAGATACAAGAAAAACTTGCAAGACGGGAGCAAGTATTGCACAATTTCATCAAGAACGTGAATCGCCCAATATCACACTACGCTAAAATTCTTGCGGATTGGGCAGCGGATGCAGCAGAATTTCCTGTTACTCCACTAACTCCAGAGCCAGGTAAGAGTGTATCTACTCGTGAATACTGGAAAACAATTATCATCCGTTGCTGCAAAGCTGAATCTATCTTCACTATTCCACGTGAAGATTTAGAATGTCTCATCCGGTGGTGTGAGGATAACATAGATCACGGCTCATTGTATGCTCATTCATTGATGAGCTTACTACGGGCAGGGATGGCACGGCAATCTAATTTCTTAGGTGATGATGGTATTAACATGAGCCTCACCACGTATTCACTGATGCCTGATGATTCCAGTCCTGAAGCAGCAGCTAAACAAGCATTAATTGATTCTGCGCCTAAGACTGAGCCAGTACGAGGTGAATATCCTAGTCAGATTGCATACCTGAGAGCACGCGGTGCATTTCGTATGGCACAGGATTATTACCATGAATTGGAAGTAGCAACAGCAGTTGAATGTAATACCACCACAGTAACAACTGATTCGGGAGATATACTATGAGCGCAGTCGAAGCATTGAGAAAATACGGTGTATCTCCCACGGTGGTACGATACGTACTGCAAAACCAAGCTCACATTGCAGTAGAACAGCAGGATTTACTGGTACGGTATTATCTCAAGTACTGGGAAGCTGAGTATTTCTTCAATAACTTGCATAACGGTACTATCACTGATGAAGGCACCGTGTATCAAGTGATTTACAAACATTGCACTCCTACTAAAGTACGGTGTGCAGATCAAGTAGCATTGAGTTTTCGTGCTGCACAACCTGAGTATGAACTAGAATCATACGTCATTATAACTGTGCCAAGGAACATAACCCCATGAGTATCCCAATTGTAGGAACTCCAATCTCTGGTGATCGTATCCGCCAGCTATTGGAGCGTGCTCATACTGACCGCGCAGCTCGTGAGGCACGAGTACAATCGCCATCAACAGCACATCCACAGCACACTGCGCCTCCAGTTTCTGTAACTCCAATTGTACCGGAGCCTGATGCTATTGGAATGCACGGTGAGGCAATCACATACAATGCAAAACAACAACAATTCATTGAAGTTGTTTCTAAAGGAATGTCTTGTGTTCTTATCGGTGCAGCAGGTACAGGCAAGACTACATCCACACGAGCAGCAATCCAGGAACTAATCCAATCTGGACGTGCAGGAGTCTTGCAAGCTGATGGACACAAGTATCTTCCATCTCACGGTGCACCGGGAATTGCAGTAATCGCATATACCCGTCGTGCTGTATCCAATATCCGCAAAGTATCAATAGCGGATATGCAAGGGAATTGCATTACTCACCACAAGCTATTGGAATACCAACCCATTTATTATACGGTGGTTGATCCAATAACTGGTGATGAGCGTAATACTATGCGATTCGAGGCTACACGCAACATTCTCCGTACTCTCCCGGCTTCCATTCGTACAGTATTCATCGAAGAATCTTCCATGTATTCTGTGGAACTTTTTAAAGAACTGATGAATGCTTGCCCCCACAAACCACAACTTGTATTTCTCGGAGATATACAGCAACTCCCACCAGTGTTTGGATCTGCAATCCTTGGATACAAGATGCTCGAACTAGTTACTATTGAACTAACTGAGGTGTATCGACAAGCATTAGAATCTCCAATCATCAGATTAGCGCACCGTATATTAAGTGGTGTTCCTATTCCAGTGGAGGAATATCCTGCATGGGAGTTTCCTGAGAAACTGAAACTCCACGCATGGAAGAAACGTCTCTCCGCAGATTATGCACTGGCAACTGCGGCTAAGTTTTTCACAACTAACATGGATCATGGCACCTATGATCCAGACGAGGATATGATATTGATTCCTTTTAATAAATCATTTGGTACGGAGGAACTCAATAAACATATAGCCCAACATCTGGCTCGTAAATCTCATCAAGATGTATATGAGATCAAAGCTGGATTCAACAACGTATATTTGCACGTTGGAGCCAAAGTACTCTATGACAAAGAGGATGCAGTAATTGTAGATATCGTTCACAACGGTACATATTCTGGCAAGCGTCCTGCAAAACATTCTCCTACTCTTGATTACTGGGGACACGATGCAAATAAAACTGCACAAGTCCAAGAAGCTGGCGGTGAATTAGGAGACTTTGACTTAGATTCCGCGATTGATGCAGCGGCTACATCTGATGAGCGTGTACGACAAGCATCACACATAGTTAAGATCAAGATGTTAGATTCCGAAGAAGAGATTGATCTTGACACTGCTGCTGATGTTAATGCACTCCTCATGGGATATGCTCTAACAGTACACAAAGCACAAGGATCAGAGTGGCGCAGAGTATTTCTAGTGCTCCACCAATCCCATGCTACCATGACACTGCGAGAGTTACTGTATACTGCTGTAACGCGTGCGCGTGAGCATCTATACGTAATCTGTGAGCCTGATACGTTCACTAAAGGAATACTGAATCAGAAAATCAAAGGTAATACTCTCCTCCAAAAAGCTGAGTATTTCAAAGGCAAACTTGATATTAACGGAGGAACTTACTAACACAACTGTAACTATTAAAAAATGGGGCTTGACTCGAACCCGCTTTTGTGGGACAATGATCTATCGGTTGAGACGCATCCGATAAAAATGCGTCAAATCAATCAACAGCATTTCAACCACTCAGGAGTTTAAATCCATCATGGATACCGCCAATCAAGTTTCTGCAACCATCGCCGCTATTCCCGCAAAAACCAAAGAGCAGATCGACGCTGAAACTGCTGCTGTTCACGCCAGTATCAAGGCTAACTTCGACAACACGATTGATGTCATTGATGTGAAATTTCACTTCAAAACCGTGAAAGATGAAACCACCAAAGTCGAAACCAAACGTCCTACCGTTGCACTGAGCATTCCTGTTCCCAGTGTTGAGGGTATTGTTAAATCCATCGAAACTGGTGGTAAGGCATTGGAGCTGTTGGTAGAAGTTGTGCGTGACATGGTTATTGCACGCGCTCGTGAAATCATCAACGACAATGAAAACATCACACAAGAGAATTTTCCGCTGGAATCTCTTGCGTGGGAAGCTATCGCTGCACTGCCGAAAGCAGAGCGTCGCGGTGGTGGTATCAGCAAAGAAGTGTGGGAAGAATTTAGCAAAGACTACATTGCAGTCATGCCTGGTGTTACTGGCAAGACGGCAGAGCAGATCGGCAATGCTGCGAAGATTCTCCTCAACAAGTTTAACCAAGTCAAGACCAACAAGCCGGTTCTCAAGTTGCTTTCAGCGCAACTGGGACTGTACACTGCGAATTCTCCGCAAGCAGAATCGTTTACAGAGTGTGTGCAGTTTCTGATGGACAAGGCAGATTCGCTCCTGAACATGGACGAAGCTGCACTCCTGGCAAACCTGTAAGCACCAAAGCACCAAAGTCTGCACATTCCCAGCCCAATGTTACAGGTTGGGAGTGTGTTTTCTTTGGTGTTGTGGCTGCGGCTCTTTCACTACGCGTTAGGCATAACGAGATAGCATTGAGCTTATAGGTCACAACACCATCTCATCTACCATCTCATCCACCATCTCATCAACTGGAGACATAACATCATGTATTCATTCACTGTGTCATTTGTAACGAATGCACCAGAAACTATGTCTGTGAAAGATGCGGGTACAAAAATAGCGCACCTGGTACGTAATACATTAACAGACGCAATGATTCCTTACTGCCAGCTTACAGTAACTCCGCGGATTCCTTATCCGCAACTCCAAGTATTTTACGCAATTCACCAACAGTTGAACCTCATCACCAGTTTTACTGCGGAGAATATTTACCACGCAGGAAACAAAGCAATTAAACATTGGGGAGATGATGTATTCGTATATAAGAATTTACAAGTTGAAAATGGTAACGGACATCTCAAAGTACCGCAAGCCAAATTTACAAAGATGTTACGCGCATGGTATGGACAGGAGCGTGACATTACTGAACCCAGTGCAGGGTAGTTAGGCCAATCAGCATCACGTGAGTTACCGCATAGACTCTGGATGTGCAGTTGGAAGTTACTATATGTCACAGTGCCTACGGGCGTATGTGATGAGTACCTAGCCGTAGCGTGAAGGATTGGCTCGTGAAAGTCTGATCTGATGAACGCTATGGATATGTATTCAAGAGTGTCGCGACCTGGTGATGGCATTAGCAGCAGTACTGCATATGCAAGTGAAGTACTTACATGGTTACAGGTGCTGGGACATTATCCCTACCCATCCGAGGATCGTTGAGTATCTAGCCGTGTAGGAGAAATCCTACATGAGTAGATATTCTTACAGCAACATACAATAAAAATGTGATGGCACGAAAATACGCACCAATCTGGGAACAATTAAAGGCACACGGGCGCGCAACTATTGCAACTCCGGTGCCTTTTCACCGCCGTATTATTCGTGCAGTAATCAAAGAAAAGAATCTTGATTTAGGATACAAAGTACTCATGGCTGAAGAATCTAAATCTCCTCGCCTTGAGTACGAATCCCATGGATCACGATTGCAGTTCCGACTCATCATTAATCGCATACTGGAGAGCCTGTAACCATGTCACAATCGCGTACCGAAAAAGATTGTATTACATTCACTGGTACTGCTGGTCATGAAACCGCACGAGCCATTGAATTTACTGTACTTGGTGATCACACCCAGGATGGAGAAAGCAAGAGTTGTTGGTTTCCATTTTCACAGGTTGAAGTTATCACACGCGATCCACTCAATTCACGCAATGACAAAATCACCGTCTCTCGTTGGATTGCACAGCAAAAAGAATTAGTTGTGGAGTAATGCCATGACTCCTGCTGAGCAACTCCGTGAATCTGTGCTCTCGCTTCAAGCATCCATCTTATCAAATCATCCTCAACTGCCTGTACTTCTCCGCACCATACATAAAAAATTAGCGGCTGATCCAGACATTGTAACTCTGTTGAGCGAGGAGGAAATAGGAATACTAGTGAGTGGGTTGGATCGTATGCAAATGAATATCATTGCAACATCCATTGCCTCCTCACCAGCCAAGAAATCAATGAAGTCCATTACTGTAGCAGATTTATGAGATGGAACCATTCTCTAACGAGCCCACTCCGTTGTGGGTTTTTGTGTTCCTGTATTATGCTGGTGGTAGGCGTGGAACACACCAATTAGCATGGTATCTCCATCCATACATACTTCCAGAACCAGTGAGTGTGATTCCGTTCTGGGCTAACCAGCACGAACTAACGTATCTCTCTCACCTGAGTAACTGTTCACGAGAGCACATATTCGCAGCGATTCTCCAATTGGAGCGATTCAATGAACGATTCACCAGTACCATCAATAGACCCGCGCATCCTAAATCTCAGTTACTCCTCTCTAGGAACGCTACATTCCTGTCCGAGGAAGTTTCAGCTGTATCGCTTGGGCTCTGAGGCTGCTGATACTGATGGTGATGGCACCCAGAATCTCACATTCGCCTTTGGTCATGTAGTGGGAGATGGAATAGCAGCAGTATTCCAAGGACTCAGCTACGAGCGTATCATTCTCCGTATGTTTCTTGGTTGGCACGCTGATATAATGGACGAGAATCGGAAACAAAACAAATCTTTCTGGGTTGCTATGAGCGCAGTACAGCGACTCATTCATATGCGTGATAACGGATTTCTTGGAGACTACGATCTTGTTTATTATAACGGAACTCCCGCAATTGAACTCGGATTCAGAATCTCTTTCCCTGATGGATTTCGATTCAGAGGATTTGTTGACGTCGTGTTACGTCACAGGCATACAGGAGCGGTATTGGTACTGGAGTGCAAGACTAGCAGCGCTGCAAGCCTTAACCCAGCGACGTTTAAAAATTCGTCGCAAGCTATCGGATACTCCGTTGTATTGGACGTTCTATTTCCGGAACTATCTAGCTATGAAGTCTTGTACCTAGTGTTCCTAACCAAAGCAATGGAGTATGAGATTCTTACATTCACCAAATCTTATCTTCAGCGTGCCTTGTGGATTCAGGAACTCCTCCTAGACATTGATACAATTAAGATGTACGCAGGAGTTCAGGTATATCCCATGCGAGGCGAGAGCTGTTACAGTTTTTTCAGGGAGTGTGAGTATCTCAATGTATGCACTCTCTCCACTCACCATTTAGTCAAACCGTATGATGCAACCGCGGCGAAGGCGGAGGAATTTGCAATCGAATTGACACTAGCAGATCTGATAAATGCACAGATCAGTAAACATGACACACAAACAGAGGTGATGGTTCCGAAGGGAACCGCGCCAAACTCAGCGCAGCTCGGAGACACGGTGCTATGAAACTTACAGAGAAGAAACTCTCACTCACTCAGCGGGTACTGGTATATGGACCACCAAAGACAGGTAAATCTGAGCTTGCTGCTAAGCTTAGCGAGCATTTCAATTTGCTGTGGTTTGATAATGAGCAAGGATGGAGTGTCCTCACCAAACTTAAACCAGAGTGGCAGGAACGAATCAACATTATATCTGTTCCCGATTCCAGAGTGTACCCAATCGCAGCAGAAACCTGGCTTAAAGTCATTAAAGGAACGCCAGTTGAAATCTGTAGACTCCACGGCAAAGTTACCTGCGCAATGTGTAAAAAAGATAATGGTGCGCAAGACCGTGTGGCTCTGAATGAATTGGGTGCGGATACCATAGTGGTGTTTGATTCACTAACTCAGTTTGTTAACAGTTGCATCAGCCACATCACTAAAAATCAGCCGGAAGATTACAAGCTGGAGTATAGTGATTGGGGGTATCTGCGAGTGCTGATGGATAAGTTCCTCTCCCAAGTGCATGCTGCTCAATACTCAGTAGTAGTTATTACCCACGAGGAAGAAGTAAAGATGGAAGATGGAAAGCAGAAGTTGGTACCAGTTGGAGGCTCTTCTAATTCATCTCGGCACACTGCCAAGTATTTCGATCATGTAGTGTATTGCGAGGTTAAGAATCGTAAACACACATTTGGATCAGCTACCACATTTGGTATGAATATGGTAACTGGAAGTCGGACAAATATAGCGATTGAGAATGTAGAGAATCCATCACTCCTTGCTATATTTAAACCTGAGTTGTTTCCGCAGGCAACCGCGCCGGTAGTGAGCATAACTCCCGCGATGCAGGCAGCCAAGAACATAGGAGTAGTGAAATGACCACCCACACCCTCACCGACACCGAGATCGCCGGGCTGATTGCGTCCATGCTGAACGCCTCGCATTGCATCGTGGAGGATGGCGCGATGCGGGTTCATCCTGCTCGCAAGGTGAAACTTGCTGACATTGAGAAACTCGCCACCGCCCTGCACCAGTTGCGGGAGGAGAATGTGAGGTTGCTGTATTGGTTGGATAACAATACGACGTTCTTCGACACAATCGCGCCAGTAATTGAAGGGCCGAATGTTCCTGTCCTTGCCGCCGTATGCAGGCGCATTTGGTATCACGCGACTGACGATCAATCATCCTATCCGTTCAGCGCGGTAATAGCCCTTGTCAAGCCGGATCGCAGGGTGGCGCAGAGGCGCGTTGTACGGACTTTAAGAATAGGTTTTCGAGACGAGCGCAATGCTGACCGTCGCAATCTTGCCAACGCTCGCCAATGCCTCGCAGCGCACGACGCGAAGAATGCCGCAGCACAGGGTAACGAAGTATCTGAAAGGGATCGTGGGCAACTCGCGCGTTCGGCTAACAAGCCGCCGCTGAGTCCCACCACAGACCGGACGGAATCTCCTGTGTCTGCGGCACCTGTTGAGCGGAGGACAGCACAACGGCGCGAGGAAGAGGAAGTACTATTCGTTTACGACGCTCGTTCCTGCATTGACCGTCGCAAACGGAACACTGTGTCTGCGGCACCTGATACTCCTACGCCTGTGGCTACTGCTACAACAATGGACGTGATGGTGCAGCGTTTTCTAGGCTGGCCTGTGCCGTTCAGCGTATGCGCCGACCTGTGCGCAACACGACAGGAGCAAGGTCGCAGCGGCACGAACCTGTTGAGCGCAATAGAGGCGCGAGAAATGCTGACATATGTAACCGACGCGGAGAGATTACTATAATGGATATGATTAAAGTGTATGACAAGACTGGATTGCACGTATCCAGTTTTAGCAAGCGTAGCATTCCATTTGACATGAATACCGCTATACGTCAGTTGAATGCTGTTGGATTCTGCGTGCGTTCACAACTCAAATCATTAGGAGTAAAACCACATGGCAAAGCAACACACCGTAAAGAAAAGCTCACAAGCAGCAAAGATACAATCGTCTTCGACGAGTATGAGAAACTTTAACACTGGTGCTACGAGACATACGGATGCTGGT